CGTCCGGTTTGGAAGAAATATGCCGACCTATACGCCGGAGGGGAGCAGTTTCGCAAACATGCGGCGGAATACCTGATCAGAAGAAACAAAGAACCAAATGAGGTCTACGTAGAGCGCCTCGATCGCGTTTTCTATGAGAACTACATTGGTTCCATCATCGACTGGTTCTCGGCGACACTCATGACAAGAGAGCCCATCATTCAGTTCGATGGTTCGAATCAACGAGGAATCGGATTCTTCAATGCGCTCATCCGCAATTGCGATACGAAGGGTACGCGCATCTCGGACTTTTTCCGACGCAGACTTGCCGATACGTTAGTCTACGGCAAGAGCTACATTGCGGTTGATTTTCCAAGGGTCCAGAACACACTAAGAACCAGGGCGGAGGAAGACGCAGTTGGCAAGTCCCGAGCCTATCTGACTGAATACACGGCCCAGGAACTTATCAACTGGAATTTCGATGAGGCGGGGCAATTTGAATGGGTTGTGCTTAGAACCACACATCTCAGCCAAGCCAGCCCGACGGAAGGGGAGTGGAAGAAGGAGACTCGGTGGCTGTATTACGACAGAGAGAACTTCCGCGTATACCGGGAAGGAAACAGCAACGCTGGAACAGGCAGCGGTCCGGTCCTCGCATATCAAGGGCCGCACGGCTTGGCCGCACAACATCGAGTTCCATTGTTCACCCTCGAAGTCAACGACGGGCTTTGGCTAATGAACAAGGCGGCATTGCTTCAGTTGGAACATTTCAATAAATCGAATGCGCTCGCCTGGGCATTAACCATGGGCCTCTTCGCCACTCCGGTAGTCTATTCCGACCGCGAATGGAATCAGATTGTCGGTGAATCTTACTATATTCAACTCGGGCCGGGCGACCGATTCGGATGGACAGAGCCGGAAGGACATGTCTTCCAAATTGCCGCAGACAATCTGGAGCGATTGAAAGACGAAATCTATCGGGTCTGCTACCAGATGAATCAAGCGGCGGGCAGCCAGGTGGCCACAGTCCAATCCGGAATCAGTAAACAGCGAGATTTCGGCGTAACCCAAGAAATCCTCAAGGCCTATGGAGACACAGTCAAAGAATGTATCCGGCAAGTCCTGGAAGCCATTAACTTAGCCCGGCAAGACGATCTGACCATGGACATATCGGGCCTCGACGAATTCGATATTGGCGATTTCGGGATGGAACTGGATAACGCGAAGACGCTGCTCGGACTTGGAATCGAATCGAACACCTTTAAAAAGCAGTTGTACAAACGCGTAGCTCTAAAATACCTCTGCGATGTAAGACAGGAGATCAAGAACCAAATTGCCGCGGAGATAGATGCATCTTTACCTTGAGAGACTTAGGAGGAACACAAACAATGGAAGAACCAGGAAACACCGCCGGGATCGATATCCACTCGATCGTCCAAAGAGCCGTACAGGAATACATGCACCAAGATACAACTAAGAAAGAACCGGCATACAAAGCCGAGTTGCAAGAGGAGCGGAGGCGTCGAGAGCAACTCGAAAAGAGGCTAAACGAAGTTATTGCTGAAAGCAAGAAAAATCGTCAGCTCGCCCAGGAAGCGGAGAGAAGCTCAGCGATCCGAACCGAACTGCAGCAACTTGGCGTTGCCAAACTCGATATAGCCTACAAGGCCGTTCAGGATTCGATTTTTCGGGCAGAAGACGGCCGGCTGGTGGCAAAGACCGAAAACGGGGAAGTTCCCGCCAAGGAGTACCTGGCGGGATTCGTGAGTGAGAATCCCGAATTCCTACCGGCGCGAATCAGCGGCGGTTCTGGTGTAACAAGCAATCATAAGTCGCCGGCCCCCTCGGGCGGAATCGATCTGGACAAGATCAGCCCAAGCATGGATAAGGCTGAGCTTGAAAGGGTTCGGCAAGAGATCCTACGGGTGGCTTCACAGACTTTAAGAATCACGTAGAGAAAAGCAAGAGGCCAGCCGTCTTGCAAAAAAACATAAGGACACATAAACAGACATGCCAATTATTACTTCAGCAAATGTAGCAAATGCAATCGTGAAACTAGTGGCGGCCGATGCTTTGCCCGTCCTAGTCGGGAACCTTGTCATGGGCAACCTGGTGAATCGAGATTATGAACCGACCCTGGCACAGGCAGGCGACACGGTGAACATTCCGATTCCGCCGACTCTCATTGCAAACAATATCCTTGAAGGTGGAACAGTCCAACCGCAGGCGCCGAATCTGGGAAATGCGCAGATTGTTCTGAACACTCACGCGGAGGCCACTTTCCAGATTCCCGATATTACGAAGGTCCTGGCAGTACCGGACCTGCTTCGGGTTTATCTGGAGCCTGCCGTTGTAGCAATCGCCGAGCGCATTGAATCCGACTTGCTCGCTCTGTACTCGGGATTCACCGCCAATACGCCGCTCGGCACCCCGGGGACGCCGATCACCGAAGCTCTGCTCGATTCGGCGGAGACCGCTCTCTTCGAGGCGAAACTGCCCTCGAGCGAACCGAAATATCTGGTGGTCGACGCTAATACTTACTCTCAGTTGCGGCAGATCCCTCGCTTCAGTGAGTACCAAACGGCTGGAGAAGCGGGCTTGAAAGCGCTCGTGGACGGAACCATCGGAAAAATCAAGGACTTTTACGTTTTCCGCTCCCAGTACATCTCGTACACTGGCACATCGCCGGTTGCGACGCACAATCTGGCCTTTGCGAAGAACGGAATCGGCCTCGTCGTTCGCCGGCTTCCGCAACCGCTTCCCGGTACGGGCGCGATAGCGGAATACGCGGAGCTTGGAAACTTCGGAATGCGGGTCACGATGAGCTATCAGCCGAATACACTTGCTCAGCAGTTTACGGTTGACGTGCTTTACGGTGCGGCAGTACTGCGGAACAACTTTGGCGTTCAAGTAACTTGTTAGTAACCAACACGTTCATTTACTCGGGGGATTGCTGGCTTCGCGGCCGGCAATCCTTTTTTTGATTTGGAAAGGACATATGGATCTCAGAGCGTATTACAAGAAACTACGTGATTTGGAAAGTCAGATACCGGCTCCATACGTGGTTATCGTTAGCGTGGCCACATCAGAGGGGGGTAAAGGCGGGATTCTCACCGAAGTCGCAAGGGTCCAGGCAGCCAAACAGATTCTGGAGGGAAGGGCGAGACTCGCAGACTCAGACGAGTCCACCGCCTTCCACTCTCGCAATGAAGAGGCTCGTCAAACGGCGGAGCAGGCTGCGGCTGTAAGCAAAATGCAATTCGTCATTGTTCCGGCGAAAAGCGAATCCAAGGGAAAGAAGGAATAAGCGGAAATGGCCCTACTCATTGATGGACCGCCTTCGACCCTCCGGGATTTGAGCAATCAGGACTCGGGCCTCCTGGATGTCTGCCGCACCGAACAAATTGATGCTATGGTCAAAATTCGCCTGGCGCACGAAGAAATCTCCTTAGAGTTGAGCACACTTTTCGAAGACCAGCGGAGCGTGTATAGCTTCTATTATGGGCAGTCGCGCCTGAAAATAGGCCACGTTGCGATTACGCCGTCATTGAAGAATTGGCACGTATACACTTCACTTGCCTTGGTCTATAGAGACGCATACTTCACGCAACTGAACGATCGCTACCAGGCCAAGTGGCAAGAATATCAGTCCCTTGCTTGGTCGGCGAAACAGCAACTACAAAAACTGGGCGTTGGCTTGGTCTTGGACCCTCTTCCCCGGCCAAATGGTCCTACCCTGGATCTGATTCCGGCAACGGAAGCCGGCGGCACTTTTTACTACTCGGCTACGCTCGTAAACGCATGCGGGGAGGAGAGCAGCGGTTCGCTCACAGGCTCCCTGGAACTGCCCGCTGGCAATGCCCTGAGTTTCCAGTTGAGACACATCCCTGCCAATGCGAGTGGCTGGAATATTTACGTAGGCGACAGTCCGGCACAGACGTTCAGGCAGAATGACACATCTCTAGCCGCGGATGACACTTGGGTCTTTTATCCATCGACGGCCGCAACTCGGCCTCACTTACCGGGCGATGGGCAAGCCCCGAATTTCCTTCGGGCATTGCCAAGACTACTTCAGCGAGGATAATGTGCCTAAAATCAGTTCTTCCGTTACGAGTTATTTGTTTGGTTTATTGACTTCGGACGCTTACGTTGAGAGCTTTTCGGATACGGCCGCGAGTGCCGCGGCAATCGCGAAGCCGGAGGTCTCCATTGCGGTCCAAAATGCCGCTCCGGAATTGCTTGGCAGGGCCGTCCAGGTTCACTTTCCTGCAATCTACGTATATTGCGAGAAATTGAACAATACGCTCAAGGAAAAATTCGCGAGCTTCTCCGGCACTGCGCGGCTTGTAGTTGAAATCCGATGTTCCCAGGACCGGATAGAAGGACTCGAGCAACAGCTAGACCGCTATGTCGATACAACTTGCGGGGTTCTGGACCGCTCCAGGGGAGCGTGGCAGGACGGCGCGTTTTACAACGGCGCGTATGAGGTTCTTTACGGTCCAGTTCGTCATGGTGGGAAGAATTTTATCCAGATCGCAAAGGTATCTTTTGAAGTTCAAGTGAGCAGATAGCAGTTTGACACAGGAGCGAATCATGTCATCTTATATTTCATCTAACAACAATCGTTTTTACTGTGGCATTGAGTCCTC